TTGCAAACTATCAGGTCAGCGATGATGATCGTTTGCTTGATGTAAATGTGGAATGCCACTTGGCCTATCGTGCGTTGCGCGATGCTCAGTGGGATGGTCTGGACACGGCTGCGCTTGAGCAGCGGTATAAATATTTAACTGACAAGCTATTGATGGGAGTGACCTATGAGCCTCGTTTCTGATTATCGGTTCGAGAACCACGGTTCTATATTCTTGTGCCAGCCATTGAATGGTGCAGCCAAGGACAACTTGGATCAGGCGTGTGAAGGCACAGATGATTTTCATATTCGTTGGGGTGATGCGTTGGTCATTGACCATCGGTTTGCTAACGACATTGCCCAGCAGTTAATCGAGGAAGGGTGGATAATAGAATGAGTATTGATGCAGAAGTTCAAATGGGTTGCGCTGGTATGCCGACAATTCATTTGGTGTATTCGCCAAACAGGGCGGAGTGGGAAGAGATTGCCGAAGGCATTTGGGTTGGTGCGCTCGAGGGTGGCAGCAACCACTGGATCGAGTACATCCACACTGGCGGCAACGATCTGAAGTCTGGCAAGGAAATTGTCGAAAAGAATTTCGAAATTATTATGCATGTGGATGACGGTGAGCCGCAGCCTACACGCTGGTACAGGAATTCTTTTGATGTAATTGTCGAAGGCATTGCACTGCTTGATGATTATCGGCGCGGCAAAGTGTTCGATGATATTGGTCAACTGGATGCCTATGACTATGACTTAATCATCCAGCTAGGTACATTTGGTAAGGAGGTATTTTGCTAATGGACATGTTACATGAAATCATAGAATTCGGGAAAAAGCGCGACGAATATAACTGGGTTATACCAGCCAAGAAGGGCGGTTTATCGAAGTGTTTTTATGCCGTGCCTTTTGAGGGTTGCGAGTTGACCATCGATCCGGAGTTTAAAACACTGACAGTCACTGCGAGGGGCTATGAAGTTGAGTTGCACTGGGGCGAGACAGAAAACTGGAAAACCACTAGCAGCGATCCTGATGATAAATTTACGGATGCGATGAGAATTCGTGTCTTGGATGAAGATTGCTACGATGAAAAGCCGGTGGTTGATTGGATATCTTTGCCTAACAAGGGTGTTACTGACGAAGATTATAAGACCGATGAGACTATGCAAGACACCGGAATAGTAAGACTAGGAGATTTAGCATGAAATATTATGTTGGAAACATAGACGAGCAGTATGGTGAATTCGAGGTTCAACAATCCATCCTGTTCGCAACCGCTGGTGATCCTGATGAAGTGATGGAAAAGATTGCCAAAGATTGGTACGGCCTCGATGAGCATGACTCTTTCGGTTTGCGGGAAGGTATGTACTGGAACTATGGCGAAATGGCATATGGGGCTGGTCGTCACTACGAGGTGACCAAGGCCACATATGATGAACTGAAAGACAAGCGTGTCTTTACTGAAATGTGGGAGGATAACGATGACTAAAACTTTAATGGAGTGTTTGAACTGCAAGCACACAGAAGAGCATATCGCGCCGCTGCCGGAGCAATGCCCCAAGTGTCAGTTCTATTGCTATTACACGCAAGAGGAGATGGACGATGGCTAAAAAACGCTGGAAGGTTCAGGTTCAGGAAATAGTGTGGCGTGATTTCGATGTCGAAGGCGTTGACTATAATGAAGCCTATGCAAATGCGACAGCTTTGTGGTGCGATGGCTACAATGAACACGGTGACAGTTGGATCACGCACGAGGAGGTAACTGAGTTTGATGTTGAGGAGTATAGCGATGACTAATCGTGGATCATATCGTGTGAATGTTCGGGTCACAACCGAACGTGAGGTGGTCGTCCAAGCTGACGGCCTTGATGAGGCAGAGATCAAAGCAATGGTCGAAGTGGTGGCACTGACTGGTGGCACTGATGCAGAAGTTTTATGGGCAATGGAGGTAGGAAATGACTAATTTACCAGAAGGTTTTCACGATTGGACAATGGAAGAAAAGTCTGCTTACTGGGATGAGCAGCGCAAGCAAGAGCGCGGCGAACGTCAGGGAAGGTTGGATCAGTTGGCACAAGAACAGCTTGATGCCGTCAAGGAAGCCTACGATGCAATCAGCGGGGCAATGTCGAGTCTGGGTGAGTGTCAGGATTTGTGGTTGTCTGATGTCAAGAAACTTGACGACAGTATGTGGCAACTGCGCCGTCAGTTCAATTTGGACAAGGAGGAAAACTAATGATCGAACTGCATTTGAACACCCTCGACGATGAAACGCTGTCTTTAGGTGATCAGGTATACCTCGTAGGTTCGCGGTTCGCGGTCACAGAACGGTTTGTCAAGCGTGGTGTAAGAGAGCGCATGGTAACCGTGGTTATGGATGGAATACACAACAACGGCGGCTGGTTAATTGACGAGCCGATGAACGTGGTCATAGAGATCATAAAGGAACAGACGTTGGAGTATGTGGGATGAAGATATCCATCGGTGACACAGTAAAAACACGATATGGTGAAGCAAAAGTTGTAGCCATTGATGAAGTGCAGTATGGTGAAAAATACGGGCATGAAGTGTGGGAGGCTAACATTGGTGCATATGGAAGTATCTTAAGAACAAAGTATGTTGTGGACATGGACAATGGTCATTGGGTGTACGCAACGGCGATAGAGGAAAAACTATCATGTGGCAGTACCTCATAGTGATGTGTTTGGTAACGGACTTCAGTGGGTTTCCGGTGAACAAATGTTACTCGAACATGGAAGCAACGACCTACGACACAGAGACAAGTTGCAAGGTCGCAGCCAAGGCTGCGGACTGGCGGCTATACATGGAGACTAGGGAAAAGAATGTGGGGCTTCCACTTATTAAAACAGCCTGTTCAAAAACAAAGGAAGGAACGTAATGGGGCGAGTAAAATCTTGGCTAATGGATATGGAAGAAGATGCGTCACATATGCCGAAGGAGTCTTGGACTTTGGTTCACGGTACGTCTAACGTAGACATATGGAACAGAGTCCAGCAAGACCAGCAGATTATTTTCTTGGAGAGAGACAGTGAAGACAGCAAGACAAAGAAAAAATCAGTATAGAACGTGGGAAGATATGCCTTATGCTGCGATGAATAAGATTGAGGCTGACGAACGAGCAGCCAGAATTGCAGCGACAAAGAAGCTGTCAGAAAACCTTCCGCCAAATGCTTTTGCTGACAATGTAGTGGAGAGCGACTTTGGTACATATTACCCGAAGGGAACGTACATCAGCCCGGGCGGACACACTATCTTCGATGATGGAGAGGACATAACCTAAAGGATGAAGATTTTGATACCATTAGAAGAAAGAGAAAAGGCAATGCAAGCATCAGAGAAACTTACTTCTCTGCTAAGGGAGTTTAGTGACATGAAACTAGACCCTGACTTTGCATCCTACATTTTGGTGTCCGCAGGTCTTGGCCTCGCCATCGAAAACAACGAGTCATCACCAATGGTGGTGACGGAACTGTTAAGCATTTCTTTAAAAACTGCGAACGAAACAATTATGCATGGGTATGAAGAAGACGAAGGGGAGACAAAGCATTGAGTGCGATTAAAAAAGGGGATGGATCGTGGCAAAAGGCATTGGATGCCGACCGCTGTCCAAAGTGCGGCGGCAGTATCGAGCATCAGGTTGTGCCACCATACAAAAAGCAATGCTCTGTGTGTAAACTCACCATCATTGACAGCAGCCCAACATCTGATAAAATAAAAGATGATACTATGCCATCTGAATGGGAGGCCGATGTGTATGAAACTAGGTTAATGCCGACAGAAGAGCAGATCGTTTTTGATCAGAACCAAGCATCGCGGATCGAGATGCGAGACGCGCTATGTGCTGTTGAAGCTGCTGTAACCTTTAAGCTGGACATCATGCAGCAAGCCACACAAGCGTACACCAAAGAAGACATTGACTACTTGGAGGCGGCATGGAGACGTATACTTCAGGGTTAAACCGTATCATTAGGATACTTGACGAGGAGTACACAGAGTTGCAGACTGCGGGTTTGTACCGCGAAGCGGAAAAAACTCGCGCTCGTTTGTTGCAATACATGGATATGCGTGACAGACGAGCAGCAATTCTGGAGGACTTCCCTGATGTCGAATAACGACAATGTCATACCATTTCAAGCTAAGAAACTAGAATATCAAAAAGCACCTGTTGAAACAGTATGCACAGTCGCGGGTCAAATACTTGAAGACGTACTGATTGTTGGTATGGCGCGGGATGGAACAGTCAAGATGATGACAACACAGGAAGATGTTGCCGACATTCTGTTTTATCTCGAGTCCGCCAAGCATGCAATGATGAGCGAGGGGCTGGCATATCCGGATGAACCGGAAATCTAGGAAGACAAATGACGAGGGGCAAATGCAATTTAATCTCAAGACACAGCCGTACGAGCATCAGCGAGTCGCGCTTGAAAAGTCTTACAACAAAAAAAATTACGGATACTTCATGGAAATGGGATGTGGGAAGTCGAAGGTTCTCATCGACAACATCACATGGCTATACGAACAAGGACACATTGACACGGCGGTTATCGTTGCGCCGAAAGGTGTTTACAGAAACTGGGAAATATCAGAGATACCTGCTCATCTACCGGAGGACATTGAACACGAGGTATATGTTTGGAATCCGAACCCAAACAAGACTCAAGCACAGCACCTCAAGGAAGGCATTCAGGAGCGTAAAAAACTCCGTTTCCTACTGGTCAATGTCGAGGGGTTTGCGACTATCAAAGTACGAAAATACTTGGAGATGTTTGTTCGCGGATCGACGTTTTTACTTGCGGTTGATGAGTCAACTACTATTAAGAACCCCAAAGCCAAACGGACTAAAACACTGCTTGAGGTTGGTAAGAGTGCATCGTTTCGGCGCATACTCACAGGGTCGCCAGTCACTAAGTCGCCGATGGATCTTTACTCGCAATGTGCCTTCCTCAGTCCTACCTTACTGGGCTTCGACTCATACTATTCGTTTCAAGGCAGGTATGCCATCACAAGAACTCAGCGGATGGGCAGTCACAGTTTTCAACAAGTCGTGGGATACCGAAATCTTGATGAGCTCTCCACCAAGCTGGACTGTTTTTCATACCGTGTTACAAAAGATGAAGCACTTGATCTACCGGACAAAGTATATACTCTTCGTGAAGTATCTTTGACTGACGAGCAAATCAAATACTACATGTCGCTAAAGAACAACGCCATTGCACTGCTGGACGATGGTGAGTTGGTGTCTGCCCCGGCGGTGATGACTCAGTTGCTGCGCCTGCAACAGGTGCTGTGCGGTCACCTTAAGACCGACGACGGGGAACTGATCGAGTTTAAAACCAACCGCATTGACGCACTGCTTGAGACTATCGAAGAGATGTCAGGCAAGGTCATTATCTGGTCACGTTTTAGGTACGACATAATGTCTATTGTAGCTACTTTAGCTAAGACCTATGGCAAGGATAGCGTGGTCAGCTATTTTGGGGATACCTCAGACGATGACCGACAAACAGCGATCCGCAGATTCCAGTTCGAAGACGCTAGGTTCTTTGTAGCCAACCCGCAAACCGCAGGTTTTGGTCTTACTCTAACGGCTGCAACCAATGTGATTTACTATGCTAACGACTTTAACCTAGAAACTCGGGCACAGTCTGAAGATCGATGCCACCGGATTGGTCAGACGAATAAGGTTCTTTACGTTGATTTGATTTCGAAGGGGACTGTTGATCAGCACATTGTGAAGACTCTTCGGAACAAGATTGAACTGTCGGCGAAGACTCTTGGGGAAGAAGTTCGTCAATGGTTGGAGGTGTCTCCCCGTTAAATCTACGATTGGCAGCGTTGCGGCGCGAGTGCAAGGGCACAGTGTCACGAGAAAAATGGTGGGGGTATTTGTGTACCTCGTAGGAGTCAAGGCACACATAGAGTAGTTGCACCCCTAGTTTTTGTTGGAGGTCAGAAAGAGAACGAGAAATAATAGTACCATCTTTGCGACGCGACACAGTCTTGACATCAAAGCGATGTTCAACACCTTCTTTGTCTAACGCAATAAGATCAATGGGACCCTGCTCGATGAACGGCATGTACACATAACAACCTTTCATCATTAAATAGTCGGCGGCAATTAGTTCAGATCGCTTGCCCATTGCTATTTTATAGTCCGGTCCGTCACTTATTATTTTACTACGTCTCATTTTGTACTTGACTCCCCGATTACATATAAGATACGTTAGGACTGTAGCACACAAAAAGAAGAGGAGTAAAGTGGTGGATACAACAAAGTGGAAATCAGTTGCTGTGTCTATCGATGTTTACAAAAAGCTACGCGAAATGGCCGATCAGAATGACAGAAGCGTTAGTAAACAGGTAGCACATTTGGTTAAACAGGCTGACACAAAAGCCGCATAAATTATATTGACTACCCCGTATCTACTGTTGTAGATACGGGTTCCATACCCGAAGGGGTAAAACTTAAACGTAACCATAATGGAGAAGAACGATGAGCGATATATTTTCGCTAATTGATGAAGCAGTCGAACCCGATAAGTTTGACACAGTGAACACAGAAGGGGCATCTCGTTTGTCCAATCTGGTTCGCGAGTCTATAGCCCTTGACCAGCAGATCAAAGATGCTGAACAGTATGTCAAGGATCTCAAGTACAAAAAAAGAAAAGTAAACGAAGAGGACATTCCCGCTCTTATGCAAGAGATGGGCATGGACAGTCTTACCGTTGACGGTAATAAGATTGCTCTTCGTCAGTTTGTACACGCTCGTATCCCGGAAGATCAGCGGGATCAGGCGTTTGCATGGCTGCGTTCCATCGGCGAAGGGGACATCATCAAGCATGACGTTACCGTTTCGTTCAACACGGGGCAGGATAATATTGCCGGTGCTGTTGTAGATGATCTGCGGCAGCAGGGGTTAGACCCTGCACAAAAAACCCACGTCCATCCTCAGACTCTTAAGGCATGGGTGAAGGGGCGCATAGAGTCAGGCAAAGACATCGACTTTGAGATGTTCGGTGTGTATGTCGGGAATGAAGCTACAATCAAAAGGAGCTCGTAGAGAGATGGCTGAATTAGCAGTAGCAGAAAAGAAGTCCACTGCGGTGGCAAATATCATGGACGATCTGTACGCAAGCGCAGGTCAGGGTTTGGAAAACGTAAGCGCCGAGGATATGCAGATACCGTTTATGCGGATTTTGCAACCACTATCCCCACAGCTTATCAAAAGCGACTCGAAGTTTATCAAGGGCGCGTCGGCTGGTGATCTTTTCAATACTGTCACCGGACAATTCTGGGAAGCTGACGAAGGTGTAACTGTCATCCCGTGTGCCTACCAGATGAAGTTCCTTGAGTTTCAACTGCGCGAAAGTGGTGGTGGTTTCTTGGGGGAGATTGATCCAAACGACCCCGACATCCGCAAGGCGCAGCGCATGGGGTCAAACGAAATCCTGCCGTCAGGTAACGAGTTAGTTCGGTCAGCACAGTTTCTTATTCTTGCTGTCGACGCTAACGGTATTACAAGCCAGCTAATCTGTGACATGAAAAAGACACAGATGAAAGTGGCAAAGCAGTGGAACACTCGCCGCGCTGGACTAAAGATCATGCACCCAGAGAAGGGGCTATTCAACCCACCAATGTGGGCAACAGTGTGGCAGCTTCGGACAGTGCAGGAAAGCAACGACAAAGGTTCGTGGTTCAACTACTCTGTTTCGCAGTGTTCGATTGACGATGTACCTCAGTCGGCTGTGCTTGAAGCGCGTGACTTGTACGAACAGTTCCGCAAAGGCGAGATAAAGACATCGGCTGGAACTGCTGATGAGATGGAAGCAACAAAGAACGACACGTCTGACGAAATTCCATTTTAATAAATGCAGGAAGACCGCGGTTCGCGGTCTTCCTACCCCCAACCTAAACCAATTAGGGGCATAGTTATGAACCAAGCAGAAAGGTTCATGGCTGCATTTACCGGCTTTAGTGCAGCGCATGGACAGACAACAATATCAGAAGAACGTAGGGCTGGAAAACAAAAGGCTAAGTCAAGGATTGTACGGTCACCTTTAACGCTTGAGCTTGTTCAATTGCATCTCAATGGAAAAAGTGGTGTTGGTTCAATCCCGATTAATGAAAACAACCAGTGCAAGTTTGGTGCATTGGACATTGACAAATATCCGCTGGACCTAGAGGCGCTGGACAAAAAGCTGCGCGACATCGAGGTGCCGTGCGTTGTGTGCCGATCCAAGTCTGGTGGTGCACACATATTCTTTTTCTTTAGCGAATGGATTAGTGCAGGAGAGTTCCGTGACAAAGCGTCAGAGATTTCTTCATACCTTGGGTATGGTGGCTGCGAGATATTCCCGAAGCAAGAACAGATTCTTGTCGAGCGTGGGGATATTGGCAACTTCATTAACCTTCCGTACTTTGATGCGGAACAGACGCTCCGCTACGCAATTCTTGAAGACGGAACACCCGCGTCGTTAGAGGAGTTCCTTGAGCTCGTCAAGGAGAGGACTGTAGACCCGAACGGATTTGTTGGTTTGACGTTCGGCGAACATGTTGACGAGTTTAAGGACTGGGCCCCCTGTCTGAACTGTATGTTCGGACAGGGGATTCCCGAAGGCACCCGCAACACTGTGATGTTTGCGGCAGCAGTGGGCTGTAAAAAAGAAAAGCCCGAAGACTGGAAAGCGCGGCTTGAAGAAATCAATAACAAGTATTGCACTCCGGCGCTTCCTGCGTCAGAGATTGTCACCATTCAGCAGCAGCATGAAAAGAAAGAGTATGGCTTTCCCTGTGATCAGGAGCCGCTCAAGTCTTATTGCAACAAAGCACTGTGTAAGACAAAGAAGTTTGGCATCGGCAGTCATGTGTCCAGTGTTGAGGTTACCGGCCTGTGTGTAGTCAAGTCCGAGCCACCCGTGTGGTTCTGTGATGTCAGCGGACAGCGTGTCGAGTTAACAACAGACGACTTACAAACTCCGCAGCGTTTTCAAAAAGCTTGCATGGAACAAATTCATAAGATGCCACCAATGATGAAGCTAGCAGACTGGCAGACTATCGTTGGTATGCTGATGGAAGACATGAGTGAAATCGAGGTGCCAGAAGAACTTACATACAAAGGCCAGTTCATGGACTTTCTGGAAGCATTTTGCGACGGCAGGGTTCAAGCACAGTCCGCTGAAGAGGTTAGCCTTGGCAAGCCATTTACAGACGAGGAAGACGGGTTAACCTATTTCAAGATCGAAGCCCTGATGAAGTATCTTCGCAATCAGCGGTTTGATAGTTACAGCCGTGGACAGATACAGGAACGCTTAAAAGAATTAAACGGAGACGGAACTGCAAACGGCGTGAAGAGGTTTCCCACAACGAGGGGAGAGCAAAAACAGATTCGTGTTTGGTGGGTCCCGATGTTTAACCGTGAGGTTGAAGTTCCGCGGATCGCGGTCCAAGGTGATGAGGTGCCATTCTAATGGATGTTATAACAGAGACCACAATCTTTGGACCACCGGGAACGGGCAAGACAACGCGGCTTATTAACATTGTGCAGCAAGAGTTAGAGCGCGGCACAAGGCCGGAGGACATAGCGTTCGTATCCTTTAGTCGCAAGGCGGCAGAGGAAGCAAGAACACGAGCTTCAACGAAGCTAAACATAGACGCGAACCAAATGGTTTGGTTTCGTACACTACACTCTTTTGCGTTTCAGTCTCTTGGTCTAACAACCAAGCGCGTCTTACACGGAAAAGACTTTACCGACATTGGTAATCTTCTTGGACTGACGTTCTCGTCCAACGCATCTTTGAACATGGCTGATGGAGCTTTGTTCACACCGGGCAGCAGCGGGGATGCGTACCTGTCTATGCTGCAAATGGCTAGAGTTACAGGTCGCACACTTGAGGAACAGTTTCGAAAGACCGCGGACCGACGGCTGCATTTCCAGCAGTTAAAGTTGGTGGATCAGGTTGTGCGCGACTACAAGCGCGAGATGCACAAGGTAGACTTTGTTGACATGATTGAAGACTTTATCGAGCAGGGGAATTGTCCCCAGCTTGAGGTACTAATCGTTGATGAAGCGCAAGACTTGGTTCCATTACAGTGGCGCATGGTACATGAGGTGCTGAAGCCACGGGCGAAGCGCATTTATTTTGCGGGGGATGACGATCAGTGCATCTATTCATGGATGGGTGTAAACGTGTCCGATTTCTTAAGTGCATCGGATAATAAGATCATATTAGACAAGTCATATCGTCTCCCCATATCTGTCCATAGCATGGCGGACTCTCTTGTAAAACAACTACATACAAGACAACAAAAGTTTTGGAAACCTACCGATGAAGCTGGCGCTGTTGTGTGGCATCGTGATATTCTAGATGTGGACTTAACAGCCGGAGAGTGGCTAATCTTAGCCCGTACCAATTTCATTGCTAATAAAATCTCAAACACACTTAAAGAACAAGGATTTTTATACTGGCGTGAAGGCTCCGGCTGGTCCATCTCCCCAAATGTTCTTACTGGAATTGAGGTTTGGTTAAAGCTATGCAAAGGTCTTTCGCTGTCAGCAGCAGAATTGAAGAAGCTATCTACCCTTTTAACATCTTCCGTCATAAGCAAAGCTGGCAGAAAAAAACTTGCATCCCTCGACCAAGAAGTAGACTACACGCTAACAGACATACGAGACCATTGCGAACTGACTGCGACAGACCAGACGCCGTGGTACGAAGTGCTGAAGGTATCCGAGACGGAGCGTATCTACATTGCATCAGTACGCCGTATGGGCGAGTCTATTTTGACGGGGACCCCGAGGATCAAGATATCGACGATTCACAAAGCAAAGGGTGGCGAGGCGGATAACGTCGTCTTACTACTAGATTCTTCCCGTGCATGCGCTGAAAGCGAGGATCAGGACTCCGAGATTCGGACGTTCTACGTTGGCCTGACTCGTGCCAAAAAAGCGCTGCACCTTATCGAACCACAAACACAGTACGGATTCCAGATATGAAAACCAGAGAAGACTTTCTTAATAAAGCAGAAGAACTAATCAACGGACCGAGGGCCAAGGAGTATGGTCCTGCTAAGATGAATCACGAGCGGATTGCTGCGATCTGGAATGTTTTCTTGGAGCGTAAGTTGGTTCATGCAATCACCCCAGAAGATGTGGTAGCCTGCATGATTGGTCTGAAGCTGGCTAGACTTGCAGAGGATACAAGCAAGGACGACTCGTGGGTAGACATCATTGGGTACGCCGCACTCGGAGGAGAGATTGTCAATGACGATGAATGAGCAAATGAATCTTTTAGACATCGATGTCAAGGAAGTA